TTACCCGCCACCGCAAGAAGAACGGCGCCCAGGACCTAGAGAAGGCCGCGCACTACATCGAGAAGCTGAAGGAGCTATACCTGAATAAGTCGTTGAAGCTAGTCAACGGTCCCTCGTGTGCTGTCCTGAACGAGTGGTATCGACTCAACGACTTCGGCGCCAAGGAAGAAAAGATTTGCACCCTAGTCTTCCAGGCGTATAGTGCTGAGCACTTGCAGGACGCAATTAACCTCATCAACGAGCTCATCGCTGAGTACTAGGAGAAGAGAAATGGAAGTTCGGATCGCGAAATACGACGCCCACGACAAGCAACGGGAGCCGATGGACCAGTTTCACATCGAGTTCGACCCGGCGTCCAAGGATGCGCTGGTTGAACTATTCGGCGAGGACATGCGGGTCAAGTTCGTGATCATGTCCAAGAACGAGGTCATGATCACCGCCCACAGCCAGAGCAAGATCCGCATCCGTCCGCAGTCGGCGGAGAAGGGTGGCCCTGCCAAGCGTTACGCGCTCACCCGCAATGACCGGAACATGCCCGATATCCGCAAGCTGCCTGCTTTTACGCTCACGACGCCTGCCGAGACGATCGTTCGGCCTGGGTGCCTCATGATCAAGCTGCCCAAGGAGGAGGACCGGAAGCCTCCGCGCAAGATGGCGCGCGGTAAGAAGCCGGACCCGCAGCAGCCGGAGCTGCGGATGCCGCACCCCGCCGAGCACCTGAACCGTCCGGGTGCTGGCCTGCTGGAGCGGGCTACCAAGCAGGTCGCCGAGCAGACCAAGCAGTCCGTGCTGGAGAAAACTCAACACCAGCCCATGATCTGCACGGTCACGGTCGAGTTCCCGGACGGCTCGTGGAAGAAGGTTCAGGCCAGCTTCGCGCAGACTGTCGAAGCCCTCAAGATCCTGGAGGACTAGCGTGCAGCTCCCGCTCTTCGAACCCTCGGCGAGCTGGAGTCCGCCCGCGCTGAGCGCCCTGCCCGAGTGGCGGGGCGCGAAGCGGGTGGCCGTTGACGTCGAGACGTGCGATCCCCAGCTCAAGCAGATGGGGATCGGCGTCCGGCGCGGCGGCTACGTGGCGGGCTTCTCCTTCGCAATCGAGGACGGTCCCAAGCACTACCTGCCCATCCGCCACCAAGGTGGCGACAACCTGCCTGAGGACGCGGTCCTCACGTACCTGCGCGAGCAGGCCAAGTCGTTCAAAGGCATTGTCGCTGGTGCCAACCTGCAATACGACCTTGACTACTTGTGGGAAGAGCAGATCCACTTCCCGGAGGTGCAGTTCTTTCGTGATATCCAGGTAGCCGACCCGCTCATCTACGAGCTGCACATGTCGTACAGCCTTCAGAACATCGCCGAGCGCCACGGCATGCCCGGCAAGAAGGAGGACGTGCTGAAGGAGGCGGCGCAGGCGTACAAGGTCGACCCGAAGAGCGGCATGTGGCAGCTGCCCGCCCGCTACGTTGGGCAGTACGCCGAGGAGGACGCAGCCCTGCCCCTAGCGATCTTGCGCCGCCAAGAGCGCCAGATCGACGACCTGGACCTGTGGGAGATCTACGACCTTGAGAGCCAGGTACTGCCGGTCCTGGTGAAGATGCGGCGCCGGGGCGTTCGGGTCAGCGAGGAGCGGCTCGCCAACGTGGAGACCTATTCCCTGGAGCAGGAGACCGAGGCGCTACAGAAGGTCTACCATGAGACCGGGGTGCGCATCGGCGTGGGCGACGTGTGGAAGCCGGACGCCTTGGCCCCGGCGCTCACTGCTATTGGCGTCACCTTGAACGAGACCGCTGCTGGCAAGCCTTCCATCGATAAGGACGTGCTGTCGCGGATCGACCACCCGGTCGCCGCTTCCCTCGCCTGGGCACGCAAGATCAACAAGCTGCGGACCACCTTCGCGGCATCGGTGCGCGCTCACATGATCGGCGATCGCATCCACTGCACGTTCAACCAGATCGCCCGGGAGACCGAGAGCGGCGACCAAAAAGGCGCCCGCTACGGGCGCCTGTCGTCCACCAACCCCAATATGCAGCAGCAGCCCGCCCGGGACGAGTTCGCCAAGATGTGGCGTTCGATCTACATTCCGGAGGAAGGCAGCCTTTGGGCGGCGTGCGACTACAGCCAGCAGGAGCCCAGGTGGACGACACACTTCGCGGCGGTGATGAAGCTGCAGGGCGCCCCGGAAGCGGCCCAGGCGTACTGGGACGATCCGAACCTGGACAACCACACCTTCATGGCTGACCTCACCGGGCTGCCGCGCAAGCAGGCCAAGAACATCTACCTGGGCCTGTGCTACGGCGAGGGCGGCGCCAAGCTGTGCCACGACCTGGGCCTGCCCACCCGCTGGGCGTTCAGCCGAGGCAAGGGGCGCGAGCGGCGCCTGGACTTCTTCGCCACCCGGGAGGAAGCCTTCGCTGCCCGGGCGGAGGAAGGTGAAGGCTTCGTGTTCCAGGCGGCGGGCGAGGAAGGCCAGCAGATCCTCGACACCTTCGACGGTCGCGCACCGTTCATCCGCAAGCTGGCCAAGGCGGCTGAGCGGCGGGCCAAGGAGCGGGGCTTCATCATCACGGCGGGCGGGCGGCGCCTGCACTTCCCGCAACGGGACGACGGCTCCTACGACTGGGCGCACAAGGCGCTCAACCGACTGATCCAAGGCACCTCCGCCGACCAGACCAAGCGAGCGGTGGTTGAGCTGGACCGCGCCGGGCACTACCTTCAGCTCCAGGTTCACGACGAGGTCGACGGCTCGGTCGCGAACAAGGAGGAAGGTGAGGCTATGGCTACCATCATGCGCGAGGCGATGCCGGCGAAGGTGCCGTTCCGCGTGGACGTTGAAATCGGCCCCTCCTGGGGCGAGAGCATGGAGTGACCCATGGAACCGACCTGCCTCTATTGCCACGCCTCCGACAAGCAGCGGTGCCGCACGTCCGCTCAGGCGAACCTGTGCCCACAGCACCCGGACAACCGGCTCGCGTCGCTGTCGCCACGGGACAAGTGGGACCTGCGCTTCCTGGACATGGCCAAGCTGGTCGCAAGCTGGTCCAAGGACCCGTCGACCAAGTGCGGCGCGGTCATCGTGCGCCCCGACCGCACGATCGTCTCGGTAGGTTACAACGGTTTCCCGAAGGGGCACCCGGACGACGGCGAGCTGATCCAGAACCGGGATGAGAAGTACGGGCGCGTCGTTCACGCTGAGATGAACGCATTGCTGCACGCCTATCAGCCGGTGATGGGGTGCTCACTCTACGCCACTGGGCCAACGTGCGATCGCTGCGCTGCCCACATCATCCAGGCAGGTATTTCCCGGGTGGTCTGGCCGCGTCAGGAAAACGACTTCACCGAGCGGTGGGGCGTTGCCTTCAAGCGTGCGGTGGACCAGTATCTACGGTCCAACGTAGACGTGCTGGAGTACGATGTCTGAGCAGACGATGCGGAACCGGGTGGTCAAGGCGCTGAAGCCCTTGGACGCCCGGTCTGTGGAGAACCGGGTGGGCCCAGGCACCCCGGACGTCAACTACATTGGCGGCTGGGTGGAGCTGAAGTGGATGAAGCGGTGGCCCAAGAACGCGGACACCAGCCCGGTACTGCTCGACCACTTCACCCCGCAGCAGCGTGCCTGGCTACGGCTGCGCTGGAAACGCGGCGGGCGGGCTTACCTGCTCCTCCAGGTAGGCAAGGAATGGCTGCTCTTCGAAGGTCCGTGGGCAGCCGCGAACCTGGGCCGGGTCACCCGGCCCGAGCTCAGGAAAGGAGCGATAGGGTCATGGATGAATGGTCTGAAAGCACAGGAGCTGACAGCCCTTTTCAGCGGGGCTTCGGAGAGCTCGAAGAGCTGACGCCCGGCGAGCGGCTGCTGGTTGACCGGCGGCGTCGGGGCGAGAACCAGAAGCGAGCAGCCGAGCGGCTGGGCTTGACGTTCAGCAACTACCAGACGCGTGAACTCGACAAACTCGACTCGCGCGACCTGGCGCCAAAAATCGAGACGTTGGAGGCGAATGAGCGTTGCTTCCTCTACCGCCGACGGGCAGGCTTTACCCAGGCACGCGTGGCGCGCGAGCTGGGCTGCTGCCGGTGGTGGCTGAACCAGATGGAACGCGGCGTCGCGCCGGTCGACGATCTCATCTGCTACTGGGAGTGCTGACGTGGAAGTTAAGCCGGACAACCCCGCCGCCATTGAGTTCCTCAAGCGGTGGGCGCCCGATGGGCCTTGGGTGCTCACCGCCATCCAGACCGACCGGAAGGCGATCGCGACCCACACATTCTGGCCCGCCGCTGAAGCGGAGCTCACCAAGTGGCTGGAGCTGTACAACGGCAAGCGCAACATCTACTTCTCGGTCAACCCACCGCTGCGCGACCTGACCAAGAAGGCCGAGCGCGAGGACATCAAGGCGGTCACCTGGCTGCACGTTGACGTTGACCCGCGCGCGGGCGAAGACCTGGAGGAAGAGCGCGAGCGGGCGCGCAAGCTACTCACCACCGACCTGCCCGAGGGCGTGCCGCGACCGACGTGCGTGGTGTTCTCGGGCGGCGGCTACCAGGGCTTTTGGCGCCTCTCTGAGGGCATCCCGGTCGACGGGGACTTGACTAAGGCCGAGGACGCCAAGCGGTACAACCAGCAGCTCGAGATCCTGTTCGGGGCGGACAACTGTCACAACATTGATCGGATCATGCGGCTGCCGGGAACGGTCAATATCCCGGACGCGAAGAAGGCCAAGCGCGGACGGTTGCCCAAGCTGGCCTACGTGGAGCAATGGACTGAAGACACTTACGACCTGAGCACGTTCACCCCGGCGCCTGCAGTCCAAGACCCTGATGACCAGGGTTTCGGCACTGGGCAAACGGTCAAGATCTCCGGCAACGTCGAACGGATCGAGGACGTAACCGAGCTAGACCACTGGTCGGTGCCTGACCGGGTCAAGGTCATCATCGTGCAGGGCACGCACCCCGACGAGGTCAAGGAGGGCGACAACAGCCGTTCCGCCTGGGTGTTCGACGTGGTGTGCAACCTGGTCCGGTGCGAGGTGCCCGACAACGTCATCTACGCCATCCTGACCGACCCGGACTTCGGCATCAGCGAGAGCATCCTCGACAAGGGCGCCAACGGCGAGAAATACGCCATCCGCCAAATCGAGCGTGCTAAGGAGGAGGCGGTCGATCCTTGGCTGCGCAAGCTGAACGAGAAGCACGCGGTCATCGGGAACATTGGTGGCAAGTGCCGGATCATTGAGGAGGTCATGGACCATGCCCTCCAGCGCAACCGGCTCACACGGCAATCGTTTGACGACTTCGCGAACCGCTACAAGCACATTCAGGTCCACGTCGGGCAGTCACCCCAGGGTCAGCCGATCATGAAGGCGCTTGGGCGCTTTTGGCTGGAGAACCCAAAGCGCCGCCAATTCGAGACCATCGTATTCGCCCCGGGGCGTGAGGTGAAGGACGCCTACAACATGTGGAAGGGCTTCGCGTGCCAGAGCAAGCCGGGCGACTGCCAGCAGTTCCTGGACCACACCTTCGAGAACGTCTGTCAGCGGGACCAGGTCCTGTACGACTACCTGATTGGCTGGATGGCCCGCTGCGTCCAGGCGCCGGCAACGCCCGGCGAGGTGGCGGTGGTGCTGCGCGGCGGGCGCGGCGTCGGCAAGAGCCTCTGGGCCAAGGAGTTCGGCAAGCTGTTCGGGCGCCACTTCTTGCACGTGTCCAACCCCAGCCACCTGGTGGGTAACTTCAACTCTCACCTGCGCGACGTTGTGGTGCTGTTCGCCGACGAGGCGTTCTACGCGGGCGACCGGAAGCACGCCTCCATCCTCAAGACGTTGATCACCGAGGAAACCATCACGATCGAGGCGAAGGGCGTGGACGCCGAGGCGGCGCCTAACTTCGTCCACTTGATCATGGCGTCCAACGACCAGCACGTCATTCCAGCGGGCGGCGATGAGCGGCGCTTCCTGGTGCTCGACGTGGGCAAGGAGCAACAACAGGACCCGAGCTACTTCGGCAAGCTGGCCGAGCTCATGGATAACGGCGGGCGCGAGGCGCTGCTACACTACCTCATGACCTACGACCTGAGCGGGTATCAGGTTCGCTCGGTGCCGGTGACCGAGGCGCTGCACGAGCAGAAGCTGCTGTCCCTGGACCCGGACGAGGAGTGGTGGTACCAGAAGCTGCAAGAAGGGCGAGTGCTCCTGGACGACGACGGCTGGCCCAGCGAGGTCCGCAAGGAAGCCTTGATCGACGACTACATCGAGCACGCACGCCGGTTCAACATCAACCGCCGAGGCACCGCCACTTCCCTGGGCAAGTTCCTCAAGAAGATGAGCCCAGGGCTGGACAGCCACCAGCGCATGGCCACCTACGAGGAGCCGACTGGCGACGGCTGGTCGCGGCGGGTAACGCGGCGCACCTACTTCTGGAAGCTGGCTTCCTTGGAGCGGTGCCGGGCGCGCTGGGAGGAGCTCTACGGTAAGGAGGAATGGCCTGACGCCCCGCTCCAGGGCGAGTTGCCGCAGGACGACGAGCCGGGCGACGAAACTCCATTCTGAGCGTGCAAAAAGGGGCTTGCCTTTTGCCGTCGCACGTCGTAAACTGAACGTGCGACGTTCAGAAAAGGAGTTACTGAGATGCCCAAGGTTCAAGTCCCTCAGCACGCGGCGCTGGTGGTGTCCGGCACCAACGAGGCGGACCAGCTGGTCGCCATGTTCATCACCACGGAGAACGACGGCGTCATCCGCGCCTTCGTCCGCCTGGGCGACAACACCTGGTCGACCCGCAAGGCCGATGTCCGCCGCCGCATCCTGAAGGATATCCTTGAGCTGGCGGCGGAAGGCTCCATCGGCCTCAAGTACAGCAACTCCAAGATCATCAAGCGGGCGGAGGCGTAGAGGTGGTCTTCCAAGACAAGCAAGGGCGTTGGTGGTACCGCGTCTTCGGTGTGTACGGTGGTGCCCACCCAACCCGGGAGCGCGCCGAGGCGGCGCAGGAAATGTGCTTGAGCACGGCCTATCAGACCAAGCCTGAGAAGGAAAAGGAGCGCGAGCGCCATGGCGCGTAATACTCACGACACCCGCGAGGGCTGGCTGCGCGAGGCGGTCGCCCACTTGGACAAGAAGTTCTTCCAGGAGCACGGCTACGAGCTGCCGGAGAAGGTGGCGGTCAGCTGCGGCTTCCCGAAGGGTGGTGGAAGCAAGGCGATCGGCCAGTGCTGGCACCCGGAGGTGGCGGCGGACGGCACCCACCACCTGTTCATCTGCCCGACCCAGGACGACCCGGTGCGGGTACTGGACATTTTGCTGCACGAGCTCATCCACGCCTGCGTGGGCACGGAGCACGGCCACAAGAAGCCTTTCAAGGACATGGCCCGGGAGTTTGGGCTGAAGGGCAAGCCGACCGCCACCTACGTGCCCGAGGGCACTGAGACCTACTTCAAGCTGTGCCGGATCAAGGAGGCGCTCGGTCCCTACCCGCACAAGAAGATGCAACCGCCGCCGAAGCCCAAGGGTAAGGGCGGCTCGGGCTGGATCCGCATGGTCTCGCCGGAGACCGACCTGTACAAGGTGGTGGTGAGCCCACGCATGCTGGAGGAGTATGGGGCACCGCGCGACCCCTGGGGCAACGAAATGGTGCCGAAGGAGGACCAGTGATGATGGACATACTGTGGCGCCTGGGCCTGGCCCTACTCGTGGCCCTGCTCGGCGCGGCGCTCCTGGTGACGGTGGCGCTCACTGGGCAAGCCTACGGGCAGACCGCCGCCGACCGCCGCGCGGTGGACCGGGCGGGTGCTGACTACGTGCGGGAGAGCCTCGACAAGGTCATCGTCGTGGACCCGGATGGGCGGGCGCAAAGCCTGCCCGCTCCGCGCGGCTCAGGCACCCGCTACTTCTTCAGAGATCGCGACGAAGACGCTGATTGCGCACGTTCCTCGCGTAAGCGATGCTCGGAGTACCAACACGAGCGGAGCAAGTAACGTGCTAGGCTGGGTCATCCTTTACCTGTTCATTGGCTTTCTCTTGGCGGAGGGTGCTCGATGGGCCACGTTACGCAAGGGCCGAACGCCGAAGGGTATTACTTACCTATTGACGTTTCTCTTGTGGCCGCTCGTTGTGGCAATCAGTTTTATTCGCCGCTAGGAGCAGAACCCATGGACCGTACCGTCCAAAACGTCCACGAATTCCACGACGCCTTCGGCATCGAGACGCCGGAGCAGCCCTCCTTCCCGGGCGCCGACAACGACTGGGCCATCGGCACGTTGGTCCAGGTTTCCACCAAGATGGGCCAGATGGCCGACGCCCTGCACCGCTCTGCCGAGCTGGGTGGCAAGAACGTCTGCCTGCTGCGCCTGCAGCTCATACAGGAGGAACTGGGTGAGCTGGCCGAGGCTATGGCCCTGAAGGACCCGGTGGCCGCACTCGATGCGCTCTGCGACCTGCGC